GCGTCAGTCTTCGCCGAGCACCTGTTTGATGAACTTGCCCATCGACACTTCCTGCTCGATGCGCACTGCGAACCCCGAGCGCTGATTGCGCGAGGCGGCGAAGAAAAGACGAGCCTGCTTGAGCGCGCGCTCCTCGTCGGTGACGTTGATGGAGATCAACACGTCGGCGATGCGCACCTTGTTGATGTCCTCCGCGATGTCGGTCATCGTGGCCACCGCCTTCTTGGCACCTTCGCGATTGGTCTGCGTCGCGGTCAGCAGCGCGAAGCCTTCCATCATGGCCAGGCCGCGCAGGTTCACGTAGACCGACTTGCTGTTCTCCTGCACGTTGTCGGTCGTGCGCTCCGGGGCCATCAAGTCCGCGTAGTCCACGATGACCAGGTCGAAGATCTTTCCCTGGGCCTTGTACTGCTCGATCAGCCGGCGCAGGTCACTCGGGCGCATGGTCCCGCTCGGCTGCTCCTCGATGATGAACGGCGCGGCCTTCGCCATGAAGGCGGCGACCTTCTCCCCGACCTCGTGCGGGTGGGCGCCGAGCTCGTTGATCGCCCGCTCGGCGATGTTCGCGTCGACCCGCTCGGCGATGATGGCGCTGGCGACCTCGAGGGTCACGTACAGCACGCTGAAGCCGTTGGCGATCGCGTTGACGCCGAAGGAGATCATCGCCATCGACTTGCCCGCCTTGGGCCCGCCCATGAGCACCGACATTTCCTTGCGGCCCCAGCCCTTGTGGTACAGGTAGTCGTCCAGGACCTTGAAGCCCGTGGTGATCCCGGTGGGCGGCAGCAGGCCCGCGGCGCGGTCCAGGCGCTCCTGGGTGCGCACCCGCACCATTTCGCCGTAGTCGTAGCTGCCAGCCGAGCGCGACACGCCGGTGTCGACCGCGCGGCGGATCATCTGGCCGATCGTCTCGAAGTCGCGCTTCTCGATCAGATCCACCGACTCGAGCACCGCCTTCGCGACCGCCTGGTGGCGGGCGAAGGTGGCGCAGGTGTCGGCCACATAGTCGCGATCGGAGACGTCGACCTCGAACATCGCCGGCACCGTCGCGATCGCCATCTTGGCGATCTCGCCCGGCAGCAGCTTGTTGCGGATCGCGTCCTTCATGAGGGACGCGAGCGTGGTCTTGTCGCCGGGCGCCTTCTTGTACTTGTCGTAGTAGCGGCTTGCCGTGGCCACCAGGGCCGCGTGGGCTGCGTTCTCGAAGTATTCGGGGCGGATCAGGCCATCGGTGAGCTGGGCGAACTTGGTGTCGCGCAGCGTGAGGGCCGCGATCTTCTCCTGAAAGTCGAGGTCGAACTCGTAGCGCGGCACGGGGGCTGCGCCGGCCGCGGTCGCGGCGTCGTCATCTTCCGGGATGCTGATCGCGGCGGCATAAGTGCTGCCGCTCATCGCTTACGCCCTCAGCTCCACCAAGCTGGGCTGGAGGACGGGGACTGCGGGGGTGACGGCCGGCATCACCTCGATGCTCTCGATGGCGTGCTTGAAGTACATGCGCTCCGAGCCGCCCGGATGACGCAGGGTGACGGTGTAGCGGTCGCGGCGGATCAGCACGCCCACGCGCAGCGCGCCCGACATCGTTTCGATCTCGATTTGCCGACCGCCGAACTGAGCCTGCTCGAGCTGGCGGTCATGACCCTTGGCCTCGAACTTGGGCTTGCCGCCATGTTCATCGCGACCCTGACGGGGGAACTCGCGCGACACGTCGCGGTTGGCATGGAGGGGGCGGACGCTGGCAGTCATAAGGTGCTCCTGGGAATGCGGTGGAAGAAAAAGGCAGGGCATTGCGCCCCGCATGAGACCATTATAGTGAGTCAGTAGTGACTTACTATAAGGTCCCGGGCATGCACCTCGGCACGTGCCAGCACGTCCCCATCAAAGGGCAGCCGCCGGGACCAGGCCGGGCTCAGCCTGTCCTCGCGGTACATGCGCCCGATCAGCTTGTCGTGTGGCGCGGGGCGCGCCCAGATCTGGTCCACGATCGACTGCACATGGCGGCGCATGTCGGCCGGCCAGGCTTCGGGGTCCGGGTGGCGCGACGCGGCGAATCGATCGTCCTTGCTGTACTGCAGGCTCGAGCGTCGCCGGGCATTCCAGAGGTCCTTTAGGTCCAGCTCGACGTCATCGCCGTACATCTGGTTCGGCCGCGGGAAGCGCTGGAAAGTGCGCTCGAGCGCGCGCTGCTGCATGAAGGCGAGCAGCACGGTGTAGGGGCACCCCACCTTGTCGGCGACGCCCCGTGCGAGCCACATCGCGGTCAGGTCGCGGCTCTTGAAGATGTCGTCCGGGGTAAAGGCTCGAGCGTCGTCTGCCGTCTCGATGTCCACGAAGCTCTCGGCGAACTTGTGGGTCTGGATCTTGTAGAGCTCCGCGAACAGGTAGGTTGCCTGGACCGGGTGCAGATGCCGGTAGTCATGCCAGCGAGTGACCATCAGCTCCGGGGTATCCGCCCGATGTGCGGGGTCGATGCTGAGTGCGAGAAGCTCCAGCTCGTTGCGCTGGAGCGATGAACCGAAGTATTCCATTTCGCCCTTAAAAATTGTTCTTTCATCTTAGAAAGCTCATATACAAGGGGAGCAGCAGAAAATGCTAACCAGCGCCACAGGGCAGCCCGGAACGAGGAAGGCCCCTCCCTGATGCCTGGCCAGTCAAGGAGGCAACAGCGGGAGGGGCCTAGAAAAGACCCGGGCGTTCAGTTCCGGTACGCGCGCAGGATGTCCTTGACCAGCCCGGAGCGGACGATGTCGTCCTCGGTGAACTCGACCACCTTCACCCGGTCCAGATGCGCCACGCGGTTGAGCGCGTCGACCAGGCCGCTGGGGCCCTTGATGTCGATCTGCTGGATGTCGCCGTTCACGATGACGGTGCAGCCCTCGCCGATGCGCGTGAGGAACATCTTCATTTCCTCGGGCGTGGTGTTCTGGGCCTCATCGAGGATCACCACCGCGTTCTTGAACGTCGCGCCCCGCATGTACGCGAGGGGCTTGGGTGCAATGCGCTCGTTCTTGAGGGCGCAGTCATATGCACCCTTGCCCATGCGCTCGATCATCACCTGCGCGAAGGGCTCGAGGAAGGGCGCGTACTTCTCCTCGAGCTCGCCAGGGAGAAAGCCCATGGGCGAGCCCGTCTCGACAGCTGGACGAGTCACGATGATCTGCTCCACGCTGCGATCGGCGAGCTGGTCGGCCGCCCAAGCGCCGGCGACGTAGGTCTTGCCGGTGCCCGCGGGGCCGATGCCGAAGATCAGCTGCGCTGACACGAAGCTCGAAAGGTACTGGCCCTGGGTCTCGGTGCGCGCTTCCAGGCGCTTGGGGGCCTGGGCGACCCGCGGGCGGTCGTACTCGCGCGGATCGATGTATTGGGTGACGACGCGGTCCTCACGGCCAGTGGACCGACTTTTGTTGTTGCGTTGTTTTCGGCTGTATTTCAGGGTCTTTGCCATCAGGGCTCCGTGTCGTCAGACTCTATTGTCGCATTACTCAGTGCTTACACACCATATAAGGCCGAAAGATTTTTCAGGCTGGTAGCGCGATCCTCACCTCGGGAGAGACCTGCTCGGCCGGCGTGCGCGTGTACCACTTGCCGCCTGCGACGGCGAAGTCGGTCACCGGCACGTAGTCGAAGTTGACCTGGCGCGTGTGCGTGTCGACGTTGGCGATCATGAAGCCCATGTGCCACTTCTCGCCGTTGCAGTAGCTCGCGTCCCGGCGGTGGCCGCAGCCCAGCTGGTGCCACTCGTAGGCGCCGTACACGGGCGAAAACTCGGGCCAGCTGATGTGCTTGTGGTGATGGCCATTGACGCCAGGCATCTTCAGGTTGCGACCGTCGGGGAAGTGGTGCACAACCAGGCTGCTGTCGTAGATCAGGTAGTTGCGCCCGATCTCCTTCTGGATGTCGCGCTGGTTGTAGGCGGCCAGGTCGGCCTTGGCCACGTAGTTCACCTCGTAGCGGTCAAGGCCCAGCAGCCGCGGCACCGTCCAGCCATGGAGCTCGCTGAGCACCGCCTTCAACGCCGGCGTCTCGTCGCCCAGGTGGCGCAGCAGCCGGTACTCGTGGTTGCCCTCGAGCCAGTCGATCTGCATGTCGGGCTTGACCTGGCGGATGTCCTCCAGGAACTTGTGCATGACCTTGATGCGGCGCACGGGGCCCCACTCGCGCGGGTCCACGTTGTACTTGCCGAACTCGGGCAGATCCAGGCCGTCGCCGCCGATGCAGAAGGCGTCGGGCGCCACGCGATCGATGGTGTCGATCAGCACGCGGCGGAAGAACGGATCCATTTCCTCGTCGTGCAGGTCGCTGGCGATCACGTAGGTGCGAAACCGCCCCTTGCCAGGCCGTTGGTACTTGTCGGCGTAGCTGCGGCGCTCCTCGTTGAGCTGGCGGTAGTGGTCGACGCTGGCATGCTTGGCCACCGCACGCTCGACGGCGTGCTGCTGGCGCGTGAGCTTGAGGCCGGCCTGGCGCTTGAACTCCTCGAAGGTGCCGAAGTACTGGTTCCAGGCGCTCTCCGCGTACTGCCCGTGCACCCGGTAGAAGTTGCGCGAGATGGCGATCGTGGGGTTCGCTTCGGCGAGCCGGCGCAGGTCGCTGACAACCTGTTGCTTGGTCGCGGTCTTGGTCTTGGGGATCAGCGTCTCGGACAGCGGCTCTGCCCTGCCCTGCACGATGCCATGCATCGGGATCTTGGGCGCCTCGGGCTTCTTGGCAGCCTTCGATTTGGTTGCAGGGGCGGCAGGTTTCTTGCTGGCCATCGGTTCAGTTTTTCCCGTTGATGATGTGTTCCTCCACCCAGTCGACGAGTCCGTCGTGGCGGGTGGCGAGGTCGCGGTACTGCGCGCTCAGTTCTTGGTCTGCTCGGGCCAGATCACCGCCCCCGACTTCGGTCGGAGTTGCGGCAGCGGCTGCGATTTCTTCATCAGCTCGGCCGGCGGCACAAGCACTGCCCGGCTGCTCGATGCCGGCGCGCTCAGCGTTGAGCAGGCAGAGAGTGAAAACGTCAAGCACAGACTGGCCCAGAAGAGGCTTCTTCGCTTCATGGTTGGCTTCGAGGGTGGGTGGTTGATATGGCGTGCGTTCCTGCTGCGCCAGCGCCTTCTCAAGGCGCGAGGCGCGGTCCTTGGCGGCGGCGAGCTCGGCCGCTTGGCGGGCCTGCACGGCCTTGTCGATCTCACGCGACTCGGCCACATTCGCCTTGGTGTTCTCGATGGCCTTGTCCGCACTCTTGAGCTGGTCACGCACGAGGACCGCCTCGCGGGCGGCATAGCCCGCCTGGTAGCGGCGCTCGCCGTGCCACCAGGCGCCCGCGGCAAGGGCCACGACCAGCGCCAGCGTGATGATCGTGCGCACGCTCACAGCGTGATCCGCTCGAAGATGGGGCAGTCAGGCGGCACGATGGTCACCTGCTCGGCATTGGCCTCCTGAGCGTCGTAGGCCTGGCCGGTCGCCTCGGTGTAGCTGAGCGATCGGAAGCAGCTCACGATCTGCACGCGCTTGCCCGGAAAACGCTGCTCGAGCAGCGCGGCGAGCTTGAAGATGTTCTGGACCTGGATCGGATTCGGCGCGCCCTCCTCGGGCTTGTAGAAGTCCGTCAGGAAGTAGTGCTTCGACACCGCGACGCGGCCGTCCGAAGCCTTGCGGCGCCGCTTCATGGGTTTCCCTCCGGGGTGGCGCCGTCGGGCGCGAAGTCGATGCCCTCGAGGCCGAGGCCGCTCATGTCGCCGGTGCACATACGGGCGTTGCGCTGCGCACGCCGGACGACGCCGTAGCAGTTGTTGGAGCGGATGCGGCAGTCGACACGGCCGCCGTTGGCCATGACCCAGCGCAGGGGCTGCTGGCAGGCGATGGGGTTTCCGGCGACCAGCTGGGCCTTGTAGGTCGAGCCGCAGAAAGCGCTGACGCCCTTGTTGTAGGCGAAGTCGATGATCGCGACCCGCTGGTATGCCGGCGTGCGGTCCCAGGCGGCCTGCCCCATGCACTTCACCACCGGCTCGGTATGCGCCACCAGGTCCGTGTACATGGTCTGGTCGCACTCGGCGCGGGTGAAGGTCTGGCCGAGCTTGAGCTCGGGGCCGGTGTGGCCCATGCAGCTCGTGAGAATGCCCACCGGGTCACGGTAGGTCTTCAGGACGACACCTTCGTCCTTGGGGATGAGAATGCCGAGGGCGAGCGCGGCCGGCAAGCCGACCAACGCGAAGAAGCGGGCCTTCGCGTCCATGGCTCAGACCCCGCCGGCCTCGAGGCCCTTCTTCTGCTTCCAGGGACGGTACACCTTGTCGCGCAGCAGGAAGAAGGTCTGCAGCGTCGTGTACACCAGGGTGCCGATCAGCACCCATTCGTTCAGGGAGATGCCCCACAGGGCCAGCCCGGAGATCGCCACGGGCGGCGACGTCTTCGTGATTGCTTCCATCATGCTCTGCTCGTTCGATTGGGTCATTGGGTTCTTTCAAGCCCAGTCACTCGGGCAAAGCTGATAGTGAGTCAGCACTTACACATATTGTAGTCCGAAGTTGTGGTCTGCCGTATAAGAAGCTCAGGCGGTCAGGGCAGAAACCTCGGCGTCCGTGAGCTTCTGTGGGAAATAGCGGACGCCGACGATGTGGCAGCTTGGCTGGCCGCCGCCATTGTTCGTGGTTCCAATCCCCAACCACTTGTGCTCCGCGAAAGAAGGCTTCTGCGTAGCCAGCTTCACAACATTCGAGCCGTTGAGCGAGAAGCGAATCCCGTCTGCAGAATCGTACGAAACTGCCGCCTTATAGGTGGTGCCAGGTGTGATCGAGACCGGCCCGACATTTCCACCAGCGCCATTGGTCGTTCCGTAGGCATACACGGTATTGTTGTTGCCGCAGGCCACCCCGACGCGATTTGTCAGATCGCCCACGCCTGCCTCGAGCAGGATGACGGTCGAAGGAGGGGTCGGGGGCGCTCGAAAGGTGAACGCGAAAGTTCCAGAACCCGCATTCAGCCAGCCTCGCGTGGTGTCCAGGCGTACAAAGTCAGCTGCACGCGTCATCGCTGCAGAAGCAACTGTGTCCGCGGCGCGCGTTCCGGCGGTCGAGGTCGTGACGTCCGATGCGCGCGTCACGGCTGCAGTCGTTGTCGGAATGTAGCTGGAAGCGAACGAGGCCTGTTCCACCTGAAAGCCGGTCGCCTTGAAGGGACGTGGCGTGTTTGCCGCGTATTTGTAGATACCGGCATTTCCTGCGGGCACTGTGGATCCCGTAGTGAACCTGGCACTCACCCGATACACGTCGCTGCCAACACTTTCGACGGTGTAGGCATTGAACGGGATTGCGCTGTTGGCAATCACCAGGGCGAAGTCGTTCTCCGGGGACGTCGGCTTTCCCACCGACGGCGGCAGTCCGTCATCCATTTTCACGTACGCGGAGATGACATACGTGGTGCTCGCTGCCAGCGAGGGGGTCTGCCCCACGTAGGCGTATGGCGAGCCGCTTGGCAAGGTGGGGAACGCGATGCCCGTGGCAAAACCCAGCCAGTCCACGGCAACTGCCGACACTCCCGAGTTGATCGCGGCCGAACTCAAACCAGGCTTGAACTCCGAATGAACGAAGACGTTCGTGCTCGCGAGTTCCTGCATCAACACAGGTGGCGCACCAAGATCCGCTGGGTTGTAGCTCATCCGAGCAACGTTGACAGCCGCAGACTGAATTTTTCCTTGTGCATCGAAATAGGTGCCGATAGACGCGCGAGATTGGAAGACTTCATTGCTGGGGATGTAGGAGGTTGGCACCGGACCGTCCTCGAGCTGTACGCCGAAGAGCTGGAACGGCCCCTTGTCGCCACCAGCGCCGGTAATGCCTACATAGACCCGGAGCGAGTCACCGACAGCAAAGCCGGTGGTGCGAGTGTTCCAGAGGCGATACCAGCCGTTGCCAACGGGCTTCATGTTCCAGCCCGCGCCCGAGAGCGTGAGGCCGCCATTTCCGTCCGACGCGACCGTTGCATACGGGGTGAAGGTCGTGAGCGTCGTGTCGTTGCGCCAGGTGAACGACAACGGCAGAGTCAGCCCCACATTCTTCACATAGACGGAGAACGTCATCTCGGTACTTGTCGCAATGAGGTTTGCCTGCGTCATAGGCCCGGCGGCGGCGCCTGCATACTCGATCGCGCGTAGAGTCCCGTCGGGTGCGAGCTTACCTGCGGCCCCGCCTGATACACCCACGGTCCAATTGGAGCCACGGTTCGTCTGCGAGCTGTTCAGCACGAGGTTGGTTCGCGCAGGCTCGGTCAGCAGCACCGGCGCGATGGCCAGGTTGCCCGGGTCGAAGTTCATCCGCCCGACACCGGCGGCGGCATAGCGGATCACGCCCTTGGCGTCGTAGTACGACGCCACAGAGGCACGCGCGGTCACCGTGTCCAAGCTCGGGATGTACGAGGTGCTGAACGGACCTGCCTCAAGCTGCGCGCCCCATGCGTAGCAGCCGCTGACGTCATCGCCAGCGCCTGCGGTCGCTCCACCTGGGTAGAGCCCATAGCTGATCTGGCCCGTGTCGTCGCTCGTGAAAACAAGCTCGTAGCGACGCCAGCCGTTTCCAGCTTCAGTCACGGCTGTGGAGATGATTCCAAAGGTGCCTGTCTTCGAGACGCTGTGTGTGTTGCCCTGGAGGTCGAAGTTTGCGCTGATCGAGTTGGTTCCGCTCGTACCGCGCACATAAACGAACGCTCGCAACCCACCATTGGCGGGCTTCAGATATGCAGATGCCACATAAGTGCCGACGGCGGCGGCCTTCGCGACGGACTGCGCGACGTTGCCGTTTCCATAGTTGCTTGTGCTGCCGAGAATCAGCGCCGTTGCATCCATGTGACCGTTCGGCGCGACCGCTGCGTTCGGAATCACCTTGACCGACGGGCTGCCGGTCCCGCCGATGAACCACGACTCCATGCGCGCCGTGTATCGCAGCAGGTTTGTGCGGCCAATTTCGATCAGAAGGCCCTTGCTAGCCTTCGATACCGGGTCGTAGTCGATGCGCGGCGCGACCGCGGGCTCGATATACCCGAGCGGGCCGACACGCGTTCCGTTGGTGCCGCCGGACGAGACGAAGATGTCGGCAGCTTGCTTTGAGGTGAGAGAAGTGGCCATTGATCAGCCCGTGATGGCTTCGGTGTTGAAGGTGAGCGCTGCCAGCTCAGTTGCGTTTGCAGCTTTAGGCCAGTAGGCGAAATCGCGGATCTCTCCCTCCAGCGAAGCGCCGCTGTTGTAACTGCCCAGGTACATGCGAGACGGTTGGGAAAAATCGACCAACGTGGCAACGCTGGCAGTCACCGCAGCGCCTCCGTTCACGCTCAGAGCGAATCGCCCAGCTTTCCAGCTGACGGCAACGACGCTTTCTGCACCAGCGACATTTCCTCCCGCAGCGCTCAGGTTCAGGCCACCATTGGTCAACGACTGGACGAGATAGGTCAATCCACCGACGACATGAACCTGAACGCGGTCCGCATTTCCCGTTCTACTGACACTAAGGAGCACCACCGATGTTGACTGCACCTGCTGCACGCAGTATTTGATGAGTGCCGTACCTTCGGCTTTGTTGAACCACGGCGCCAAGTGCAAGTCGTTGCAGTAGATGTTCTCAACCGACCGCGTGACGGGCGCGGCGGCCGTTGGGATGTACGTCGACGAGTAAGGGCCGATCTCCACCTGTCCCTTGCAGATCCAGACGGTCAGGTTGCTTCCCATCGAAGTGTTGGTGTGGACCACCGGCCACACGTTGCCATTCACGTTGGGCGTGATATTCGGTGTCGAAATGCGGGTGAATCGCTCGGCAAATTGGGCGGAGATCGCCTGGGTAATGGCAAATGTCCCCATCCCGCTCGAGCCCGTGTAGTAGACGGTGATGCTTTCGCCCACTGCAAGCGGGCGGCTCAGCTTCACGTACGCGCTCTGCGAGTAGGCGGTCGCGGGCACGATCGGTGCCGTTGAGTTGCCGCGCCAGCGGCTCCCCGGATATCCCGGCGTCGACGACGGCGTGAACGTGATGGCATTGCAGGCTTCGCCATCGACCGTCGCAGTGGCAATCGAAGGCGGCGTGGTCCCCTCCGCTGCGCCCAGGCCACTGAGCTGACTGTTGGCGAGAAGGTTCGCCTTGGCAGGGCCCCGAATGCGAAGCCCGCGCGCAGTCAGCGTGATCGGATCAAACTCGAACGCGGGTGCTGCAGCAGGCACGATCTGCCCCTGTTCGTTCACGCGCGTGCCATTGACACCGCCGGTGGCGGTGAACACCTGCGCGAACGTCTTCTCGTTGAGCGTCGTAGCCATGCGGTCCCCTGCTTAGGCGTCGCCGCCCTCTTCTGCCGGCGGCTCCTCGCCTTCCGGTTCGGGTTCCGGTTCAGGCGCCGGCAGATCGGACGGCCACTGCACGCCGCGTACCTCCTCGACCGTCTCGGCCGCGTCGATGAGCACGCGCAGATCACGGGAGACGGTGTGCAGGTGGTTGGCGTATGTGGCCAGTGCGACCGGCATGCCCATGATGTCGGAGGCGCTCAGGGCCGCGACGCTGTTGTCTGCTGCGGTCCACTCGATGCTGAAGTCCTGGCCGGCATCGACGGCCGCGCGAGCGGCCAGCACGGCACCCAGAATGCGCTGCACGCTGCGCGGATCGCTGTCGAATACCTTGCCCAGGTAGGGGAAGCCACCGGCCTCCTTCTGGTCGCGCTGCAGCTTGATCTCGGCCCATCGACGCTCGCGCGCCACTTCGACGGAAGTGCCCTCGGGGAGCTTCGCGCCACCCGGGAATGAGCCCTCGTCGCTGATCAGGAAGGCCTCCACGTCGGCAACGGCGGCCAGCGGAATGTCGTAGCTGTCCTGCCACACCAGCTGCGCCGGCACGGCGCTCAGGGCCGCCTCGGTCGCGAAGCTGTTAACGATCACCTTGGCCACGCCGTCGGTGATTTCGATGCGGTGCACCTTGTGTGCCTGAGAGACGGAGCTGTTGGGATGCAGCTTGGTTGCGAGAAATGCCATGTGGGGTTCCGAAAGAAGTCTGGGGAAGAAGACAAATTATAAGTCAGTACTGACTTACTGTCATGGGCGCAAGATGGGCACGCGTCAGCTGAAGTTGGTCACATCCACGACGAAGAAACGCGAGGGCTGGTTGTTGTTCGCCTTGTAGTTCTGGACGCTTGTCGGCTGGTTGAACGGGAACGGCCCTCTTACAACCTGGTGATACACAACTCGCTCGACCATCACCCGATCGTGGAAAGTCCTGAAGAAATCGGTGGTGCAATTCTCGAACGTCATGTAGTCCACCTGCACGCCGACGCCGGTGTAGACCACGAAGGTCTCGATCTCGACGAAGGTGGATGCGACGACGACTGCATACTTGCGGCCGGCGGGCAGCCAATAGTCGGGCGACGGGCCCCAGGTCTCGGTGACGATATTGAACGGCGCACGACCCGAGTCGTACGTCATGTTGCCCCCGCCGTCGAAGATCTGCATGCCAAAGTTCTGCCCCGACGGGCGGTGTGGCCTGAACACGTAGCACTCGATCGACGGATAGCTCTCCCCCATCACGGCAAGCATCAGGTTGGCGTTGTACTTGCCGATGACGGCTACTTGCTTGCCGCCCGTGTGCACCGCGACCATCTCCCCGTTTTCCATCCAGACAAAAGCTGTCGAGTAGCCCTTGTTTGGGTCGAGAGGCCCTCCAGTAACGGTGACGACTCTGTCAAGTGACAGCATGGGCGTATCACTGACGATCTGGTAGCCGCCACCATCGCGAAATGATTCAAAACCTGCGGGCATCAGCGAACTCCATACCAAAGCTGGCAGTGCGGATACTGCGCGCCGAAGCCCATCGGCTGCGGCCGACTCCAGCTGAGTGCATTGCCCGAAAAGCTCACCTGCGGCACCGACCAGAACATGTTGAAGTCGAACGCGCCAAGGCCTTGAGCCTGGTCGATGAAAGGGATGCAAAACGGCGTGCCCGAGTAGAAGCCGTCGTGCCAGATGGTGCCGCTGCCGGGCCCCGCGCCGATGTACGTAGTCCCGAGCAGGCGTCCGCTGTACGAGCTCGTGTCGAGGACGACACGGCCCTGCCCGTCAAAGA